GTGAAGGGTCGGAGCGGCGGGCGGAACGCCAAGACGATCGAGCGGCTGAAGCTGGAGGGCACGTTCGACGCCTCGCGCCATCGCTGGAAGCGTCATCCTACGCCGGCGAAGGGCTTGCCGACGTCGCCATCGCCACTGACTGGCGCCGCGCGGCGGGAGTGGACCAGGATGACGGACTTGCTCGCCGCCTCCGAGCTCTTGACCGTCGCCGACGGCGCCATGCTGTTTCACTACTGCGAGCTACACGGGGCGACGGAGCTGATCAAGGCGACGCTCGCGCGGGTGCGGGGCCACTCGATCGCGGCGGAGCAATTGCGGGCACGATTGATCAGCCAGGCCCGTCAACATCGCCAGGTGATCCGGATGTACTTGACAGAATTCGGGCTCTCGCCGGCGGCGCGAAGCCGCGTGGATCTGTCGCACGCGGGGGCCGGGGCGGGGTCCGACGACGACATGAGCGAGTTCGATCAGGCCCCGCCGCTGACATTAGTCCATGACGCCTCACGTCGTTGACCTCTACGCGCAGCGTGTCGTGGTTGGGGATGCGCCGGCCGGCAAGTATCACCGGCTCGCGTGCGCGCGGCATCAGCGCGATCGTGCACGCCAGGCGACAGCGGCGTTCCCGTACCGCTTCGACGCCGATCTCGCGGACCGGTTCTACCGATTCGCCAAGAAATTGAAGCACTACAAGGGCCGGCAGTGGGCTGGGAAGTTCATTCAACTCTCAGACTGCCAACAATTCTGCTTGGGCTCGCTGTTCGGCTGGATATCCGTCACGACCGGCCTTCGTCGCTTCCGCACGTCGTACAACGAGTGGCCGCGCAAGAACGGGAAGAGCCTGATGGCGGCGGTCGTCGCGAATTACGTCACGTTCTTCGATGGCGAGGATGGATCTGAAGGGTACACGGCCGCGACGAAACGCGACCAGGCGCGCATCGTATTCAACGATGCTAAGAAACTGGTCTCGACGAATCTGGGCCTGAAAGCGCGAATCGGCGTGCATGCGGCGAATCTCCATCACACCGCGTCGTCGTCGAAGCTCGAGCCGCTCAGCGCCGACTACAACTCCATGGACGGATTGAACCCGCATCTCGTCGTGCTCGACGAGTTCCACGCGTTGAAGGACCGTGGCGTGATCGATGTCCTCGAGACGGCGATGGGCGCACGGTTGCAGCCGGTCATGTTTCAGATCACGACGGCCGGGGACGACCCGATCTCCCCGTGCGGCGACCAGCACGACTACGCGTGCAAGATCCTGGAGGGCGTGCTTGACGATGAGACCTTCTTCGCATTTCTTGCGCACGCGGATCTCGAAGACGATCCCTTCGCGGAGACGACCTGGCAGAAGGCGAATCCGCACTACGGCGTGTCGGTCAATCCGGCGGACATGCGGGCGCTCGCGACCAAGGCGCAGCATATGCCGAGCGCCTTGGCGGCGTTCAAGCAGAAACGGCTCGATCTCTGGGTAAACGCGTCGGAGCCCTGGCTCTCGATTGAAGGTTGGCGCCACGGACAGACGACGGGCATCTCGCGTGAGGCGTTCATCGAGTCGCTTCATGGGCAGACGTGTTGGGCCGGCGTCGACCTGAGTTCCAAGATCGACCTGACGGCCGTCGTGCTCCTGTTTCCTCCGACGGACGCGCGGCGCCGGTGGGCGCTGGTCCTGCAGGCGTTCACGCCGGCCGAGACGCTCCTCGAGCGCGGCCGTCGGGATCGGGCGCCGTATCAGATCTGGCACGAGCAGGGCTGGCTCTCGATGACGCCTGGGAACCGGATCGATCAGCAGGCCGTGCGTGAGGCGCTCGCCTGGGCGGACGACGCCTTCGATCTGCGAGAGATCGGCGTGGACCCGTGGAATGCGGGGAACCTCATGACGGAGTTACAGAACGATGGGTTCACGGAGGCGCAGATCATCGAGATTCCACAGACCTTCAATCACCTGAGCGCGCCGTCGAAGGACTTTGAAGCGGACGTGCTGGATGGGCTCGTCGATGCCTGCGACAATCCGCTCATGACGTGGATGGTGGCCAACGCCGTCGTGCAGCGGGACGGCAAGGACAACCTCCAGCCGATCAAAAAGAAGAGCCGCGGCCGGATCGACGGCGTCGTCGCCGCAATCATGGCGAGGAAGTTGGCCGCGCGGGCGGAGCTCGCCGAGCAGCCCTGGACGGGCGAAGTGCGATCGCTGTCGGAGTTTGCTTAACAGTTCCCCGCCCTGAAGGGCGAGGATTTCCACATCGCCGCTAGGCGGCGTGCAGGTCTGAGGCGGCGTTAAAATCCGCCCAAGCCAAGGACGCGAGGTTCTTGGCGGCGTTGAGATCGGCTGGAGCTTCATGGGCACACGATCGGCAACGGAACACGGCTTGCGACACGCGGTTGGCCGGCTCGCAGTGGCCGCACGGGTGACAGGTGCGGCTCGTGTTGCGTGGATCGACGACCGCCACGCGGACGCCGCGCAGACGGGCCTTGTACTCGACGAAGCTCCTGAGTTGGGCGAAGGCCCAGCCGCTCTGCCGCGCCCGTTGGCGATGGCGAACCGTGGTCCGCGTGCGGATGTGCGTCAGGTTTTCGAGCGCAATCCCGCGCGCGGTGTCTTGAGCCGTGGTGACGATCGCTTTGCTGATCACGTGGTTCTCGTGTCGGCGAAAGCGGGCCTCCCGTCCCGTCAGGGCCTTCAGCCGCTTCTTGGCGCCGCGTGTGCCGCGACGCTGCAAGCGACGCCGGTTCTTGTGGTGGCGCCGGCGGACGCGCTCGACGGCGTCGCCGGTGTAGGCGCGGCCGTCGCTATCGGTGGCCAGGTTCACGATGCCGAGATCGACGCCGAGGAACGCTTCGGGTTCTACGGGCGCGCCGTCTGGCAGGTCGATCGTGGCGTAGAGGTAGAACGCGCCGTCACGCAGGACGAGATCCACTTGGCCCTTGATGCGGTCGAACCGTTCGCGCTGGTAGGCGCCGTAGAGCAGGCCGATGCGTTCCCGGCCGCCGAGCGTCAGCAGGCTAACCGCAGACGGTCCCTTGAAACTCAGGATGCGTTCGTCGTAGGTCATGGCGCCGTCCGGGCGAAATACCGGGCACTGGGTCTTGTCGCGGCGAAAGCACTCGACGGCCTTCCCGATGGCGCGCACGGCCATTTGCGCCGACAGGCCGAATCGCTCGCGCAGCTCGTAATAGCAGCGGGACTGAATCGGTGGGGCGCTGAAGAGTTGCGCCTCGAACCCGACGCGGGCCGCGTGCGTCGCAGCGGCGTTGAATGCCCGCATCGTCGCCCGCAAGGCCGCCGCTTGGTCCGCCGTTGGCACCAATCGGAGTTGCAGCGTCAGCTTCACGGGGAGAGTATAGGAGTCTATCGCTCCAGTGTCAAGAGGCCTCCTCCCCGGCCTGAAGGCCGAGGCTTCCGGCTAGGAGAATTAAGGTGATCTGGCTGCGCGCGAACCCGCACGCAACGGTATTTGGGCTGGGACTCGTGGTATTGTGCGTAAGCGTCGGGATGTGGTCTCGCCCGTTGGCTGGGACGATTTTCGGCGCGGTGCTGATGCTCGTCGCGGCGTGGCCGTTCGTGGTCAAGAGGGGAGACTAGTACGATGGATCTCTTGGCTGGGCTCCTGACGGGGAGTCTCCACGCCGGCACGCCTGGCCCCGCAGACGACTGGTGGTACTCACCAGTCGGGACGATGACGACGTCGGGCCTGCGCATCGACGCGGCCGGCGCGCAGAAGATCAGCGCCTGGTATCGCGGGCGTGACATCCTCGCGACCTCGCTGGCGATGCTGCCGTTGATCACCTATCGGCGGCTCCCGAACAATGAAGGCCGCGAGCCGGCGCCGGCCCATCCACTCTACGACGTGCTCCACCGGCGGACGAACCACTGGCAGGATGCGTTTCAGTATCGGCGTGAGGCGATGTTCGACGTCATCGATCACGGCTGGCACGTCGCCGAGATCGTTCCCGGGCCGCGCGGAATCGTTGATCAGTTACAGCCGATCGCGCCGGCGCTCGTCACGCCGGAACAGATCGCCTCTGGGCCGCGGCGGGGCCGGTGGCTGTTCCAGGTGCGCGATCAGAGCACTGGCCAGACGACGACGCTGACCCAGGATGAGGTATTTTTTCTGCGGGGCGCGGGCGGGAAAGGAATCCTCGAGCACGCGCGGGAGAGTCTTGGGCTCGGGGTCGTGCTGGAGAGTTACGCGTCGAGGCTCTTTTCGCGCGGCGCGATGTCTGGCGGGATCATCCAGACGCCGGGGCCGGTGACGCCGGAGGCCATGACGCTCATGGCTCGGTCGTTCAAGACGGCGGCCGGCGACTGGCACATGCCGCGCGTGCTGACGCACGGGGCGACGTTCGTGCCGTCGATGATGGAGCCGGAGAAGGCGCAGATGATTCTCAGCCGGCGATTTACGGTCGTGGACATCGCGCGGTGGTTGGGACTGCCGGCGCACATGCTCAACGAAGTGGATACCGCCGGCGTGACGGGGCTGGAGCAGAAGGGCCAAGAGTTCGTGACGTTCTCGCTCGGTGGCTGGTTGTCCATGTGGGAGTTCGGGATCAACGATCAGTTGATCTTGCGTCCCGAGACGTACTTCGCGGAGTTCACACGCGATGCGCTGGCGCGCGGGGCGCTCGCCGAGCGGTGGGAGGCGTACGTCTCGTCGACGAATGCCGGCATCCGGACGCGAAACGAAGTGCGGCGCCTCGAAAACCTGCGGGCGCTGCCGGGACTGGACACGCCGCTCGATCCGCAAAACATCACCGGGCGCGGCGCGCGCGGGGGACCGCAAGACAATCAGCGGCCGGGCCGCGCGGGGGACGGGCAGTCCGCAGAGGCCCGCGAGACGCAGGCGCAGGCGATTGCGGGGGCGTCGGCGGCACGCCTTCTGCGAAAGGAAATCGCCGCGGTACAAAAACTCGCGGTGAAATGGGCGGCGGATGCCGACGGGTTTGCGGTCGCGGTGACCGCGTTCTATGCGGGCCACGCCGACCTCGTCGCGCAGACGTTGCAGATGTCGCCGGCGGCCGCGAACGACTACTGCTCGCAGCAGGCGGCGCAGATCCTCGGCGGCGACTGGCTGGCGGCGATCACGCGGTGGCGATCGCCAGAGTACGCGACCGGGTTCGCCTCGCTGGCGATGGAGGCGACTTGATGGCGCACCAGATGCCTTTCCCCTCGCCCGCCGTCCCGATTCTCGGCCAGCCGTTCACGGTGACGTGCGGATTTCCGACGCTGGTGCTGCAGTGTCAGTGCGCGGCCAAGACGACGGTGCTGCTCATGGCTGGCACGCCAGGTTCCTGTCGGGCGTGTGGCCGGGCGTACGTGATCGCGAGATGCGCGTTCCATCTGCAGACGGGCCAGATTCAGGCAGAGATCGGGCTCGTCACGTCGGCCCACGCGCAGCCCGCCAATGGCGACGCCTCAGAAGGAGCGTGACAGATGCGGTATCAGCGGATTTGTCGGTACGTCTCCGAGACACCATGGGCCATCACGCCGGAGAAAATGTCCGAGTTGTTGTCGGTGCTGACGTTCCGGGCCGCCGGTGGGGCCTTCACGCCGGAGGAGATCCAGGCCGCCATCGGCGCGCCGCGCTCGGCGGCGTCGGCGTCACAGAGCGACGCGGTGGCGGTGATTCCCTTGCGAGGTGTCATCGCGCATCGGATGGACGCGCTGGACGAGGCGAGCGGTGGGACGTCCGTTGAGCGGTTCGGGCAGATGTTCCGGGCGGCGTTGGCGGACGCGGCCGTCGGCAGCATTTTGCTCGATGTCGATAGTCCGGGCGGCACCGTGCCAGGCGTGCAGGAGCTCGCCACAGAGATGCGGCGTGCGCGGGCGACGAAGACCAAGCGGGTGGTCGCCGTGGCGAACAGCCTGATGGCGTCGGCGGCGTACTGGCTGGCCTCGTCGGCGGCCGACGAGATCGTGGCGATTCCGAGTGCTGCGGTCGGGTCGATCGGCGTGTTCTCGGTCCATGAGGACTTGAGCGAGCGGGCGAAGCAGCTTGGGATCAAGGTCACGGTGGTCTCGGCGGGCAAATACAAAACGGAGGGCCACCCGTTCGAGCCGCTCTCCGACGAGGCGAAGGCGCACGTGCAAGCGCGCGTCGATGATGCCTACGAGGCGTTCGTCAAGGCGGTCGCACAAGGACGCGGCGTGTCGCCGTCTGCGGTGCGTGGCGGCTACGGACAGGGTCGGGTCCTGGGCGCGACGGATGCGCTCGCGGCCGGGTTGATCGATCGGATCGATACGTTCGACCACACGATCGCGCGATTGGGGCGGGGCCGCGTCGGGATGCAGGCGGAGGGCGTGGAGGCCCCACTCCTGGCCGAACGTCACTCTGACGAGGATCGGCGCCGGAGGCTGGAGTTCTAGGCAGGACCCCGGAATGGCCAGGCCCAGAAAATCGGACGCCGAGAAGCTGGTCCCGGCGAAGACCTCCATCCGAACCGCGCGGTTCGACGCGCTCGATCGCGAGGCACGCGAGCGCGGGATTCCCCTCGCACGCGTGATCCGTGAGCGGCTCGATCCCGAGTTCGGGTTTTGCGAACGAAAAACCTCACTCGGGCCTCTCTCCTGATAGGCTGACAGTCGAGCAGGCACGCGGCTTCCGTTGAAGGCGCGTGTGGGCGGGTGGAACGGGTCCCTGATGTGGACGCGTCCACCCCGCGCACACGCGCCTTTTTGCGTTGTGAGCGGAGCTAAGGCAGGAGAGCGAATCGATGCGCACCATTAGGCACATTCGGCAGGATCTCGCCGACAACGCGGCGGCCCAGGCGGCGCTGCGAAAAGAGGGACGCGATCTTCTCGGCGTCGCCGCCGCGACACGGACCGAGGCGCAGCAGACGCGCCTCACGGCCGTCGAGGGCGAGCTCGACGCGCTGGTGACGGCCGCGGCGACCCTGGAGCGCGAGCACGCGCAGGCCCTTCGGTTCCAGGAGGAGGAGCGGCACGAGCCGACCATCGGTGGTGGCTCCAGGCTGACCTTGGGGGCGGATCGCGCGGCCGATCGGCCGTGGGGCCCGACGTTGCCGGCCGGGGCGACGGCGGCCATGCAGGCCGAGGCCCACCTCGCGGCACTCGGTGAGTTCGGCGTGGCGGTGTACCACGCGTCGATGGGCCACGGGGCCGATCCGCGGCTGTTCGCGGCGGCGACGGGGATGGGCACGGCGGTTCCGTCAGAAGGCGGATATGCCGTCCCGCAGGAAGTGGCGGCCGGCATCGAGCGCGAGATGTACGAGGTCGGCGACTTGCTCTCGCGTGTCGATGCGCGGACGATCACGGGCGACGCGATCGCCTATAACGTGATCAACGAGACGTCGCGAGCGGACGGATCGCGGCAGGGCGGCGTGCGTCACTACTGGGTCGATCAAGGGACGGCGCCGACAGCCTCAGAAACCTCGTTGGCGCGCGTCGAGTTGAAACTCCGCAAGGTCGGCTGCCTCGGGTATATGACCGACGAGCTGGTGTCCGACGCGGCCGCCCTCGGAGGCGAGCTGCGCGCGATGTTCCTCGAGGAGCTGGTGTTCGGCGTCGAGGACGCGATCACGGAGGGCACGGGCGCGGGGCAACCGGACGGGTACCTCAATTGCCCGTGTCAGGTCTCGGTGGCGAAAGAAACCAACCAGGCCGCGGCGACGATCAACACCACCAACCTCTCGAAAATGTGGGCGCGGATGCGCGCGCGAGACAAGGCGAACGCGGTCTGGCTGATCAACGGCGATTGCGGCCCGCAGCTCGACGTGCTCAGTATCGCGGCCGGCACGTCGGCCTTGGAACCGCGGTTCGTCAACTACAGCTCCGACGGGGTGCTCACGATCAAGGGACGCCCGGTCGTGGAGACCGAGTACAACGCGACCCTCGGGACGATCGGCGACATCGCGTTGATCAACCTGAAGCGGTATCGCTTGATCCGGAAGGGCGGCATTCAGCAACAGTCCTCCATCCACGTGCGATTCACGCAGGGGGAAGAGACGATTCGCTCGTTCTACCGGTGTGACGGGCAGATGATGCCTCGGGCCGCGCTCACGCCGTTCAAGGGCACCGGCACCCTGAGTCCTGTCGTCGTACTGGCCACGCGTGCGTAGGAGGAGATCAAGATGTCGGTGCATCAAGAACTGCAAATCATTGGGCTCCTGAGCCCGGCGGATCAGCAAGCGGGCGGGATCACGCCCGACTCGATCAATATGGGATTGCTGCACAAGGTGCAGATCATCTTTCTGACCGGCGTCGTGACGGGCGACGGGGCGACGATCCAGTTCTATTCGGGCGCGACGAACGCCGCGAAGACGACGGAGTTCTACCCCTACTACCGGCTCGGCGGTGCTGACATCGGGACGACGGGGTCCGATGTGCGCGGGGCCCGGACCGTCACGCCCTCGGGCGGGATCTTGCTGACCGCGGCCGCGTCGTGGGACGAGACGCTGATCACGGTGGACATCCAGTCGGACGAGCTGACGGCGGGGCAGCCGTTTCTGACGATGTCGGTCGAGGACGGATCGGCCTCGGCGCTGTTCATGGCGATCGTCGCGATCGGCTGGCCGCGGTTCGAAGGTCACACACACGTGACGGTGGTGTAGTCATCATGTACACCAATCAACATCGCGACGTCTTCACGACGATGGGGCTCGGGTTCCGCGTGGACAAGGCGGCGGCGACGCTGCCGGCGTCCACCACGCAGGATCTGTTCGTGATCTCGGGCGGGCTCGTGCTGGTGACGCTCGTGATCGGCGAAGTGACGACCGCGATCCAGGGCCAGGCGTGCAACCTGAGCGTGGTGTTCGACGCGACGGCCGGGGGCGACGTCACCTTGGCCAGCGTGCTCGACATTGACGCCGACGTGCTCGGGAGCCTGTACCTCGTCGAAGGGGATGGCAGCGCGTTGAAGCAGGACGGCGGCGGCTTGCTGAACGCGATCGGCGCGTCCCCGATGGTGCTGAGCGAAGGCGAGATCCATATCCTGACGTCGGCCACGAGCACGGGCGCGACGAAGTGGATCTGCTTCTACTTCCCGCTCGACGAGGGCGCGGCGATCGTGTCGGCCTAGGGTTCAGATTCGGAGTCTGTCTACAGGAGCAACGCACATGGCCGACGCTGTCCAGGGCACGATTCGCAACGGGGTGGTCTTCCAGCAAGCGACGATGGCGCTGAATCAGCTGGCCGAGCAGTTGGTCGCGGCGGGGCTGCCGCGGGGTACCGAGATGGTCCGTCGCGGGCAGGCGTGGGCGACGATGAGCACGGCCGCGGTCGCGGGGCTGGTCGTGCGCCCGTCCACCGCCGCGGCGTTTGAGATTTTCAACGGCTACGCCGCCGGCGGGAAGAGCCTGATTGTTGATCGGCTCTTTTACTTCAATCTGGTGAGCACGAACGTCGTCGAGGGGTGGAGCGGATGGGCGCAGGTCACGGCCGCGAAGGCTGCGGTCACGAGCGGAAGCTTCGTCGTGCGGGGCGCCTCCGGCAAGTCCTACGGGGGTCCGGTGA